CAACAAAAGACTCTTGACAAGCTAGAGCAAGAGTGATACATTAGATATCAAGGAACGCTTGATATACTTTAGACATCAAAAAGGAGAAAAAACATGTCAATCAATATGGAACTAATGAGACAAAAACTTGCCGCGTTGCGTGGTGAGGGAACAAGAGATAATGGTCCATCTATCTGGTTTAAGCCAGAAGAAGGTGATCAAGATATTCGGATCGTACCGACAAGTGACGGTGATCCACTTAAGGAAATGTTTTTCCACTACAACGTGGGTGAACATAAAGGCGGCGTCCTTTGTCCGAAGCGTAACTTCGGAGAGCGATGCCCAATTTGCGATTTCGCGTCATCTTTGTGGCGCGAGGGCACTGAGAAAAACGATGATGAAAGCAAGAAGCTAGCTAAGTCACTTTTTGTACGTCAACGTTACTTCTCACCGGTCGTGGTCCGCGGACGCGAGGAAGAGGGAATCAAGGTATATGGATATGGTAAGACAGCCTATGAGTTGTTGCTGGGCTATATTCTTGATCCAGAATATGGCGATATTACTGATACTGTTGAAGGTACTGATATTACCCTTACTTATACTAAGCCAACGCGTCCCGGTGCATACCCACAGACCAACATGAAAATGCGTCGAAACACTAGCCCCCTCCTGAGTGATGAAGACGCAGTACCCGGGCTTCTTCAAAATATGCCCGATTTTGACAGTTTGTTTGAGCGCTTGTCGCCTGAACAAGTTGATGCCATTCTTGACGAACAATTGTCGTCCGATTCCTCTGCCGAGGGTCGTTCAAGTGAGACTCAAGCCTATGGTAAGAAAAGTGAAGCCAGCGATGTTGACAAGGCATTTGATGAATTGATGGCCGGTTGACAAATTAAAGCCGATCCGCCCCGGTTACAATAGGGCGCTCTTTTAATCTAAAAACATAGAAGGAGTATTATTATGTTAGATTGGTTAAAGTCCGTATGGGCTAGATGGAAAGTGCAGGTTAGTTTTGTTGGAGGCGCCCTTGTGGTCGCAACCACATACGGAACTTGCACAGTCGATCCACCCTCTGTATCAGAGGCTACAACGACAACTGAGGAAACAATCACTGTATTGCCAACTGCCTCAACTACAACTACGGACGATGCCGCTAGCGGCACCACCGAAGAAGCTACAACCACTACAACGGAAGAAGCTTCAGGCGACGAAGCCGCCGAAACTACAACTACTACTGAATAGTATAAAAAGCCGCTGGCAGACCGGTGAAAAGTCTGCCGCTTTAAGGAGACAATAAAATGAGATTCGTTCTACCAGTTCTTGCTGCTAGCCTTTTTATGGGTTGCGGCGATAAGGATGAGGACACCGCGGAAGACACCGCAGACTCTGTTGATACTGCAGCAGAGTGAAAAAGCCGCTGGCAGACCGGTAAAAAGTCTGCCATTTTTTTAAAAATAATTCTTGACATTTAAAATCATGGTGTTATAATAAGAATATCCAAATTGTGGTGAGGATCATAAAAATCCACTATTAACAACAAGTGTAATTGCTACGGCTACCCGCTTGCCATTATTAAAGGCCACTGGCCAAGGGAGACATATTTATGGATAATGTTAATGACGCGAGTACTGGCGCTGAAACCAGTATCATGAACGCCAACGACCTAAACATCGTTGACATCTACACAAACAATCCGCGTGTTCGCACCGGCTTTAACAACACAGGTACAATCAATCTTGATGATTTTGAAAAACTTATAAAGATTGAATTTAACGACGCGAAGTTTTCACATTTTGACTGGCTTGATTTGCAAACAGTTGATTTGAATTCCTCCAATTGGAAGAACATTGGAATCCGCGATAAAGATGACGAAGAAGGTCGCATTGAGAGTTTCCAAGTTTCTTTTCGTCAATTAGGGTATGACATGTCGGAGTATCCTGCTTGTATTGATACCGATGAGATGGTACTTGAAGGTCGCGGTCGAATAAAGTCAGCGATCTTAAACGGAGAACGCTGGATGCCAGTCGCTGTTTATACACGTAGCGACACGTCTGAGCGAAACACTGTGACTAACGGATTGATTGCTAACCAGAAGAAGCCTGTTTTTATGTCTAGTTTTAACGACTATGTGGCGGCTGGTGTTAATTTGATTGCGAAGGACGAACTGGAAGCTTCAAACGAAGCCGTTGATAACTGGTTAATTCACGAAGTTAAGATTGACCGTCGTTATGACAACAGCATTAACGGTATGAGAACGAAGATCCGTAACGCTATTATAAGTCGCTCTCAGGTTGATAACAGTCTTATCTGGTCTTTGAGCAAGAAAGAAGCCGAGAAGTGGATAAAGACTAATCTTGGATTAGCCAAAGCTGATTTTGTTCTTGTTAACATGGCTGATAATGAGACTTATGCTGAGCGCGCTTGGCGCCACATTCGTGATGCACTTAAAAATGGCCGTGAACCTGTGAACTTGATCTTCTATACCACTGATACTAGCCCAACAGCTGCTCGCGCTGGTCTCAAGAAGTCTATGCAATACATCGAAGACTTGTATCTCGATTCTTGGGAAGTGGTTAACAGTCAATTATCAAGTGAAATCACTTTGGTTGCCCCAGCGAAGCGTCCTTATGTTTTTATGGGTGCGGTACCGCAAATTGTGCAAAGCCACAACATCAACGGTTGCAACTTGGTTTCGGTTAACAAGTACTGATGAAAACGCCGTTAAGATATCCCGGTGGAAAATCACGGGCTGTCGAAACACTCATGAGTTTCGTTCCCGAGGATTGTGGTGAGATTTGCTCACCCTTTCTCGGGGGCGGCTCGTTTGAGTTGGCTTTGGCAGAAAAAGGAATTAAAGTCCATGCGTACGATGCGTTTAAACCGATTATATGGTTTTGGGATGCAATCTTAAAAGATCCTGACAAGCTCGCGACCATAGCCGACTTGTATCGTCGAAAGAAAACATACAAGTACACGAAGCCCGGCGCCGACAAAGATGGCAACCCGCATGCGGAACAGAAAATAAGAGCGTTAGGCTTACCAGAAAAAGATTTTTACAGATTTCGTGAAGAGATCTTGTTTGCGCTACAATCAAACCACCCATTTACGTTTGATGCTGCCGCTAAAGTTTACGCTATTAATCGTAGCAGCTTTTCAGGCGCCACATTCTCAGGTGGTTTTTCAGAGAGAGCTAGCTATGCTAGATTTACTGATAGTCAGATTGAGTATGTCAGAAACTTTAAGGTTGACAATTTTACCGTCAAGCGCGCAGACTTTAAGGACTCAATTAAAAAACACAAGGATTGTCATTTATACCTTGACCCTCCTTATTTCTTAGATACAGCGAGAGCAAAGCTGTACGGAGTCGAGGGTGATATGCATTCGTTCTTTCCGCACATGGCCTTATATTCTATTCTTAGAAAAAGAGATAATTGGATCTTATCATACAATGATTGTGAAGAGGTCAGAGAGTTATACAGAGATTATCAGATCCACGACGCAGAGTGGACCTATGGCATGAATAGAAGCAAAAAATCATCTGAGATTGTCATAACAAACTTAAAATAATCCTTGCCTTTTGGCACTGAATCGATTATAATATTATTAACACAAGGAGTGACCATGGCAAAAGCCAAAGCTGGTCGTGTCTCTATGCACGATCTTATGAAACTAGTAAATAAAAAAGCTGGACGTGAGGTGGCACACGATCTTACCACCGACAATCCCACATCTGTTAAGGAGTGGATACCAACCGGTTCCCGGTGGCTTGACTCAATTATCTGTAAGGGTCAGCTAGCAGGTATTCCAGTTGGCAAAATTACAGAGATTGCTGGACTTCAATCAACTGGTAAATCTTATATGGCAGCACAGATTGCCGCAAACGCTCAAAAGCAAGGTAAGCTTGTGGTTTACTTTGATTCTGAGTCTGCGATTGATCCAAGCTTTCTTGAGCGAGCAGGCTGTGACCTTGAAAGACTTATGTATGTACAGGCTTCATCTGTTGAGTTTGTATTAGAGACTATCGAAGAGTTATTGGGAGCATCAGAAGATCAGCTTGTGTTGATTTGGGATTCATTAGCGTTTACTCCGTCTATATCAGATGTCGAAGGCGACTTCAACCCACAGTCCACGGTTGCTACCAAAGCACGTATTTTGGCAAAAGGTATGTCTAAGCTTGTAATTCCCATTGCAGATCAAAAAGCAACCTTTATTGTCTTGAACCAATTGAAGACTAATATTCCGCAAGGTCCGATGGCAAGACAAATTGCAATGACAACACCTTATATCACGCCCGGTGGTAAAGCGATGCATTATTCGTACTCTCTGCGTATCTGGCTCACAGGTCGCAAGTCTAAGGCCGCGGCTGTGCTGGATGAAAAAGGTTTCAAGATTGGTTCAGAGGTTAAAGTTAAACTTGAGAAGTCACGTTTTGGGACGGAAGGACGAAACTGCACATTTAGAATTCTATGGGGTACTCATGATATTGGTATTCAAGATCAAGAATCATGGTTTGACGCTGTTAAGGGTGCTAAACAAATGCAATCCGCAGGCTCTTGGTATACTTTGACAATGGGCGACTACACCAAAAAGTTTCAACCATCAAAGTGGACTGAACTTGTCAAAAACGACGAAGAGTTCAGAAACAAGATTATTGAACTTATGGAAGTTGAGGTAATTCAAAAGTTTGACTCACGCGAGGGTAATGCTGCAGATTATTACGACGACGAAGAAGTTGCATAAAACACTTGACAAGTGTGTCGTAAGCGTATATACTATTAATATAGACAAGAGGGGTTTATGTCTAACTATCTAGGTTATGCCTGTATCAATATGGGCTTTTCATCGCTGCCAAAGTCGCAGCGCATCACAACAAATCGTACAATGATCAAGCGTACGTTCAAGGAGCGTGGAATTGGCTATGCTTCTGAGCTTGCTTTGCAAAATCTACGTGATTTGCACACTATTCTTGAGTGGAATCTTGAGCATGATATTTACTTTTATCGGCTTTCTTCCGATATTATTCCGTGGGCGTCCGAGTACAACCTCACAGACATGCCTAATTTTGGCGCTATACACGCCGCAGCACTCAAGGCGGGCAACTTTGCTCGCAAGCATGGAATGAGACTCACAGCCCATCCTGGCCCGTTTAACAAACTTGCTTCACCAAAGGAGCGAGTCTTTGAGTTGACAAAAACCGATTTGTCAGTGCACGGTGATTTATTTGATCTTATTGGACTGCCACGTACACCATTCGCAAAGCTAAACATTCATGTTGGTGCTGCCTATGGCGATAAGCCATTTGCTCTTGACAATTTCTGTCGTAATTTCGAGCGCTTACCAGACAATGTGCGTTCTCGTTTGACTGTTGAGAACGATGACAAAACTTCTTTGTATTCAACACTTGAGTTGTACGAAGGCGTATACAAGCGCATTGGTATACCGATTGTGTTTGACTATCATCATCACATGTTGCATCCTGGTGGACAAACTGAGCAGGAGGCACTGGAACTAGCCTTGTCAACATGGGGTGATATCAAGCCAGTCGTACACTACGCTGAGTCTCGCTCTATTGAGCATGGAAATCCTAAAATCAAGCCACAAGCGCATTCTGATTTGGTGTACAATACGCTAAATGATTACGGTAACGAGTTTGATATTATGATTGAGGCTAAGCACAAAGAACTTGCGCTGCTTCAGTATCGTGATATATTAAACAAGAAGAGAGTAGCATGATAAGGTTTATCAAAAATTTTTTACAGAAAAGAGAGTCCAATAACATTAGGAAAAAGATTAGCCGCTTGCAAAAAGAAGCCATGGGGTTTCAACGCAATGGTAATCTTAGACAATATGCGGCTACAATGCAGATGATTGAAAATTTAGAACAACAGTTGGTTTCTAAAGATGACGAGGATTGACCATATTGCTTTGGTTGTCGAAGAGCCCAAGTTAGCAGCCAAATGGTACGAGTTTAATTTTAATGCTGAAATTTTATATCTTGATGATTCGTGGGCATTTATCGAGTTTGAAAATATTAAAATGGCGTTTGTCAAAAAGGGTATGCACCCGCCGCATTTTGCGTTTGAAGTAGATAACTTTGAAGACATAGACGGCAAAATCAAAACACACAGGGACGGCTCCCGCTCTGTGTATAAACGAGATCCATGGGGCAACATTTACGAGTTAATTAATTATGAATATGAAGAGTGAAAATAAAAGAGTTTTAATAATCGATGCGTTGAACATGTACTTACGTGCTTATATTGTCGACCCCAGCTTGTCAAGACACGGACAGCCAATTGGTGGGCTAAAAGGATCGCTTAAAATCCTTCAGAAACTAGTTCGCACCACAAAGCCTGATAATGTTATTATAGCATGGGATGGACCTGATGGTTCAAGAAAGCGCAAGACGATGGACAAGAATTACAAGCAAGGTCGTAAACCTATTAGACTTAATCGTGCTTTCCACAATTTGACTGATGATGAAGAAGTGCAGAATAAAATTTGGCAACAAAGTAGACTTATTGAATACATTAATGAGATGCCGATTGCACAAGTTATGATTGATCAAGTTGAAGCTGATGATGTTATTTCATATGTTTGTAATATGCCTCACTACAAAGACTGGCAGAAAATTATTGTATCGAATGACAAAGACTTTATGCAGCTATGTGGAGAGCAAACTGTTTTATGGAGGCCAACAAAAGATGAAATTTTAAACACAAAAAGAATTGTTGAACAAACGGGCGTACATCCCACAAACATGGCACTAGCACGCGCAATCATTGGCGATGCCTCTGATAATTTACCGGGTGTCAAGGGTGTTGGCTTCGGGACAGTATCTAAAAGACTCGCTTTTCTTGGCGAGGAAGGAACCTATACCATAGATGATGTCATTGAGCATTGCGAAGAAATGCTTGAAGAAAGTAAGTTAAAGGTTTACAGCAATATCGTCGAAAATAAAGAACTAATTGAGCATAATTATAAAATGATGCAATTATATGCTCCACAAATGTCAATTCAATCAAAGACATTTGTAAAAGATTCGATTGAAAATTTTGAGTTTACTTTTAATAAAACTGGCATTTTGAAGATGATGATTGATGATGGATTTGGTGAATTAAATTGGGAAGATCTCAAGACTTCCTTAAACAAGATCATTAGCGATCGTGTTGACGCGGCCTGATAACTTAGCCGTTTTTACCTTGACTTTAGGTGAATGAATGTTATACTTATAAACACAGAAATGTAGGGGCAGAATGCTATCAGAAAAAGTAGATTTCGGAAGATACGGTAAAGCGTTTCAAGAAGGGTTGGTTCAACTAATATTTGAGGATCGACCCTTCGCTGATCAGATTACCGAAGTATTAGATGTTAATTTTTTAGAGCTTGAATATCTAAGGATTTTTGTTACCAAGATCTTACGCTATCGAACCAAATATGCAAAGCACCCATCATCAGATGCCATTGTTACCATTTTGCGTACCGAACTTGATGGTGAAGATGAAGCGGTACGAGAGCAAGTTAAAGAATACTTTACAAAAGTACAAGCCAAAGAGGTAACTGATACTGATTATATCAAAGAGACATCACTAGAATTCTGCAAAAAACAAAAACTTAAAGAAGCCATGATGGAGTCTGTTGGTTTACTTCAGTCGTGTTCGTTTGATGAAATTTCAACTGTTATCAATGATGCCTTAAAGCTTGGTTCAGACAATAATTTTGGTTATGATTATTTGGTTGATTTTGAAGAACGATTCAAGCCAAAATTTAGGAAACCAGTCACGACCGGTTGGGCTGAAATTGACAAGATCACAAGCGGCGGCTTGGGTAAAAATGAATTAGGCGTTGTAATTGCTCCAACCGGTGCAGGAAAATCTATGGCACTTGTTCATTTGGGAGCCCAGGCAGTCAAAGAAGGCAAAACAGTCGTACACTACACACTCGAACTACAGGACACTGTTGTAGCATCTAGATATGATAGTTGTCTAACCGGCTACCCATTATCAGAATTAAAAAGTTTTAAAGATGAAATTTATGACGCAGTTAAAGACATTGATGGTAGATTAATTGTTAAAGAGTATCCAACTAAATCAGCTTCTACAAACACTATTAAGACACACTTGTCTAAGCTACATAAAAGAGGTATAAAGCCCGGTTTGGTTGTTATTGATTATGCAGATTTGCTTAAGCCTGTAACTGTACGTAAAGAAAAACGAAATGAATTAGAATCAATTTATGAAGAATTAAGAGCTATATCGCAAGAATTTGAATGTCCTGTGTGGACAGCCTCGCAAACAAATCGGTCTGGATTAAACGCAGAGGTGATCACGATGGAGCAAATTTCTGAAGCTTTTAACAAATGTTTTGTCGCTGATTTTATATTTACAATTTCGCGTACTATTGAGGATAAACAAAAAAATCAGGCAAAAATGTTTATCGCTAAGAACAGAAATGGGCCCGATGGGATTATATACGATCTATTTATGGACACATCAAACGTGAGTATTAGAATGCTGCCAAAAATAATTCCGTCAACTTCCCCCAATGGCGGCACTATACCACTGAATCCTGTGCAAAATTCGGCTGCTGTACAGAAAAATCATTTACAAAGCCGATACGAAAAGTTCAAAACCAGAAGGAAATAATTACATGAGAACAATCGACAACATTAGAAAATTTAAATTATCAGACACATTCATAGACCAATACACAGACAAAGAAGTGCCATGGGGTCCTTTAGGGTATGTAACTTTTAAACGTACCTATTCGCGACGTCTAAATGAATTTGATCCAGAGGCTGAAGGCTCTGAAGAGTGGTTTCAAACCTGTCGTCGAGTTATCGAAGGTATGTTCAACATGCAGAAGCAACATGTTTTTCAGCTTGGACTAGAGTGGAATGATAATAAGGCTCAAAAGACAGCTAAGGATGCGTATGATCGATTGTTTAACTTAAAATGGACCCCACCCGGTCGTGGATTATGGATGATGGGTACTAAATTTATTGAAGAGCGGACGGCCGCTGGTCTTTTTAACTGCGCCTTTAGATCCACCAAAGACTTATCAACTAAGGGCGGCTACCTGTTTGCGTGGATGATGGATGCTCTTATGGTCGGTATTGGGGTTGGATTTGATACTCTTGGCGCCAATAGTGTAACAATCGCTGAACCTCAGTTTACTAACGATACTCACATTATTGATGATTCACGCGAAGGATGGGTGCACTCTGTTAAACTTTTGTTGGATGGTTATTTCTTTGGCTCACAGGTTCCAAAGTTTGATTATTCAAACATCAGGGAATTAGGAGCACCGATAAAAGGTTTTGGTGGCACCTCTTCTGGACCCCAACCTTTGATTGAGCTACATCAAAATCTGAGAGAGCTATATGACGCTAAGATTGGGCAACAAATTAGCTCGGTGGATATTGTCGATACTGAGAACTTGATTGGTCGCTGCGTCGTATCCGGCAATGTGCGGCGTTCCGCCGCTCTCGCTCTTGGATCACATGACGACTTTCATTATCTTGAAATGAAAAATGACCAAGAAAAATTATACCACCACCGTTGGGGCTCAAACAATTCATTCCACGCAGTTGTGGGTATGGACTATCAATGGCATGCAGAGCAGTCACAGAAGAATGGTGAGCCGGGATATATCTGGCTTGATAATGCTCGCACCCGCGGACGTATGGCCGATCCTCCACGTGACGATGATAGAAGCGTAATGGGGTTTAACCCGTGTGTAGAACAACAGCTTGAAGATGCAGAACTTTGTTGTCTAGTTGAAACGTTTCCAGCAAAACACGATACGTATGAAGATTATTTAAAGACACTTAAAATTGCTTATTTGTATGGCAAGACCGTAACCCTATCAAACACACATTGGCCAGAAACGAATGCTAAGATGTTAAAGAACCGTCGCATCGGACTTTCTCAATCTGGTGTGATCCAAGCATTCAACAAACACGGACGCCGAGAAATGCTCACATGGTGTGACAAGGCGTATAGTTATGTACATCAGCTTGATGAAGAATACTCAGATTGGCTATGTATCCCTAAATCGGTCCGCATGACGTCTATCAAGCCGTCTGGAACAGTATCGCTGCTAAATGGAAGCACGCCGGGAGTCCATTTTCCGGAAGATGAATACTACATCAGACGCATTAGGTTCTCAAAATCTAATACAATGCTTGACACTCTAGCTGAAGCAGGTTATAATATCGAAGATGACAAATATTCGCCAAACACTGTGTGTGTTGAATTTCCAGTTCATGAAAAATATTTTATCAAAGGAAAGAAAGATGTAAGCATGTGGGAACAACTTGAGATCGCTGCCCAATACCAACATTACTGGGCAGACAACTCAGTTTCTATTACCGTTACTTTCAAGCCCGAAGAGGCTCCACAAATTAAGAGCGCTCTTGAAATGTACGAAACAAGATTAAAGGCTGTTTCGTTTTTAAAGTACGAAGAAACGGGATACGAACAAGCTCCCTATGAAGCTATCACGAAGGAAAGATATGAAGAATTATCTGCCGGCATCAAGCCAATTACTCGATTTAAGTCAGCATCCGGCAGTGGTACCAAGTACTGCGATGGCGAATCCTGCACCATTTAGGAGGGAAGTTGAAAAATTTTAATCACCTATTTGAGAAGCAAGAGTTAATTATTAATTGTAAGCAAAGAGACACAAGCCGATGCCAGTGGAGACCTACCGGCAATATCAAGGCCACGGCCGGCGACAATGTTTGTGTCTCCTTGGTATGCGCAGCATGTGACGCACGAACTAGCGTGTTTTTGGATCATATGCAATATAAAAATCACGAAAAGATATTACTAAAGGAGATAGATAATGTTTAAACCCGTCAACAGGTATGTGTTGATCAACAATCGCAAACCAGTAGTTGAAAACGAAACACCAATGGGTATTTTATTGCCTGATGATTACAAGCCAACTGAAGAACGATACACTAGTTATAACGTACTCGACTGGGCGGATGATATCAGGTTTGACCTTGATAATACCGATTCCATTATAGTCGATAACAGTATGATTGAAGAAATTACTGTGGATAACTCGACATATTCTATTGTGCAAGATAATTATATTGTAGGGATTATACGCAAATAGGAAAAACATTAAATGGACAAGAACTTTTACAACGAAGCTTCCGCAGCGCGCCTAGGCTGGGATCCGTCGTGGTTTGGCGAAAGATTTTTTGATGATAGGCTGACAAGAGCAGTTAAAAAATATCAAAGGTCAAAGGGGCTTTCGGCCGATGGCATGTGCGGTCCTGCCACTTTTCGTCGTTTGTGGACTGACAGGCAAGAAAACATTGATGACCATGTACCTGAAACTAAAGAATACTCAAACTATATCGTTTACAATGGAAATTTTACAGCAATCGATTGGGACAAAGTGGTATTGTGGTCCGAGCCCGGCGCACCAAAGGCTCGAAAGGGAACGTACTACGATTATACCGGTCGCCCAAAACGCAAGATTAGGTATTTTGTAAACCACTGGGACGTGTGTTTAAGTTCTCGTTCGTGTCAAAGAGTGCTAGACAGAAGAGGTATATCTGTACATTTCTTAATCGATAACGATGGCACCATTTACCAGACTATGGATATGCAACATGCTGCATGGCACGCTGGTTCTGAAAGAACCAACAGACCATCAATTGGTGTTGAGATTACCAATGCTTATTATCCTAAATATCAAAATTGGTATAAGAGGCATGGCCACGGTGAGAGACCAGTCATTGACAAAGCTTTTGTCAACGGTAATGAAATAGGTCCATTCTTAGGGTTCTATCCTAAACAACTAGAAGCTCTCAAGGCTCTTTGGAAAGCTGTGGGCGATGCGACCGGGATCCCGCTTCAAACACCAGAAAATCAATTCGGCAATACTTCAAAAAACTACGAGCAGCACGTTGCATATGGCAAGTACGAAGGGATTGTTAGTCACTATCACATAAGCAAAAATAAGATAGACTGTGCTGGGCTTGACATCAAATCAATGATCGATGAGATAAAAGAAGATACTTGACATTGATATCTATTTGAGATATAATGTCCTATGGTGCTTGAATATCCAAACATTGTGGTTGGCTCTAGTTTAGATGCTGTAATGTTCGCATACATCAACAACTATCCGTTATTTTTTGAGTCAGGAAAGAGACCCTTCAGGTTTGACTATCTGCAGCCTGATATGCAATTAGATTTTTTAAAACTGGCCCGGGCCGGCCCAAAAAGTTTAACGACACTTGACGGACAAAAGCTGGTTGGCATATCCCACGAACTTCTTTGGGAAAGATTACTGTTCATTATGTCAATTGTTGGAAATGTGCCATTGTCTGATATGTGTAAATCAATTAGATATGACGCGTCAAAAATTACCTGCTTTAACGAATATTCAAAAATAGCAGAAGTTGCGTATAAAAAAATGTACAATTTTAAACAAGACGATAAAAAAAGCACTTTTTTGTGCCGCGATTGGATAGCATTTAATAGTGGCGGCAAGCATGAGATAGACTTAATCGAGACAACTGACCAGTTTGTAAACCAAATCTGGTTTTATCCTTCTGATAGGATTTGTGGTAAAACCAAAGTTAAAGATGCCTGCGCTATTTCATTTATTGATAAAGAACACGTTAACGATTTTGAATTTAGTCAAACTATGGCCAGATTTAAGATTGTAAAAGATATGAAAGATAGAGGCATGAAGGGGTTGTTAAGTAGTTACGGACCCAATGGCAAGCCGAAACACTACGATTTTAAAACCTCTATTATCTCTCGCTCAATAGAACATCACGGACCTATTGTGTGCTTTGATGAGCACGACATACCTGTGAGTGTTCCAGATTTCGACAAGATGCTTAATCAACTGAACAAAAGTTCCATGAAGTATTGGAAAATATTGAGGCACCTATGAGCCAACACATGCACCTTGCCGGAATAATACCGATTGCTAATTTTAATGATACATTCGATATGCCTTATCCATGGTTTATGTTACCTGTTGATAATGGTTTTTCTATGATACAGAAATCAGTTTTTGAATGCGCTATAGCTGGCTGTCAGACAATATGGATTGTTGCCAATGACGATATTGCTCCAATCATCAAGCACCACATTGGCGAATGGGTGTATGATCCTGTTTATTACTATCGCAAAGAAAAGTTTTACAAAGATAAAAGAAAAGAGATACCAATATATTATGTCCCTGTTCATCCCAAGGACCGCGACCGCCGTGACTCGTATGGCTGGTCCGCTTTGTACGGTATGCACTCGGCGTGGTATGTTTCACAGCGATTATCTAAATGGATTACGCCTGAAAAATACTATGTATCTTTTCCACACGCAGCATTCAATATCTACACACTGAGGGAACACCGGCCAATGATTAACCATCACAGTAATAATTTCTTTCTGACCAGCGGCGGAAGTACGATTAAAAATAATGAGTACTTGTCGTTCACCATGTTTGGTGAAGATTTTAAGAACTGTCGTCGACATGTTAATTCTGAGACAACTAAAACATTTTACAATACTGAAGTTGGCGAAAAATATCCCTCAAAAAAATTGCCAATTAATGAAAGGTGGTCCGCAAGAAGTTTTGATATAGAAACTGTCTTTTCGCAGGTTGACGAAACTAATTCATATAGGCATGATCTTGAGTGGTTCCATTCGCTGGAAAATTGGGACAACTACCGCAATTTTATGTCTAGTGAAAACTTTATACAAAAGCCTTCAGATTCCTTGACAAAGGCTCACAAACATAATATAATATGTAATGAAGAGGGGTACATCAATGAACAATAAACCAAATATTAAATTTGTTGGACTGCATGCACACAGCGTGGCAGGATCAATATTCGACGCTATCGGCTATCCGCAGGCACATATGGACTTTGCATACGAGAATGGCTGCGAAGCGTTAGCACTAACCGATCACGGTAACATGAACGGTCTCGCATATCAGGTTCTGCATGCCAAAAAGATGCAGGAAGCTGGCAAGAAGTTTAAGCCGATCTTTGGATGCGAGGCGTATTTTACGCCTTCTATTGCAGAGTGGCGAGAGGCATATGATCAAGCTATGGCTGACAAGAAGAAAGCCAGAGCGATTAAAAAGGATGCACAGTCCGGTGCCACTGTTGAAGATGAAGGCGATAGCAAGAAAACTCAGAGTATTCTTAAGCGCCGGCGACATTTGGTTTTGTTGGCTCAGAATCAAACTGGATTAAACAACCTATTTAAGTTGGTATCGGAGTCGTATCAACCGGAGAATTTCTATCGTTATCCTCGTATTGACTATGCGCTACTGGAAAAGTATAATGAAGGCATCATTGCTTCTTCTGCTTGTCTTGGTGGGGTGTACGCAGGAAACTACTGGGAGAACAGAGATGCAGGTGACGAAGCCGTACTCGAAGCCATGCGTGAGTCAACAAGACGTATGGTTGACATTTTTGGTGATCGCTGGTATGCCGAGATACAATGGAACAATATCAAAGAACAGCACGAACTTAACCAGTATGTAATCAAAGTGGCCAGAGAGTTTGGGGTGCGCCTTGTTACCACTGCTGATAGTCATTATCCGAGCCCTGATGCATGGAAGGACAGAGAGCTTTACAAACGTTTAGGTTGGCTAGGAAAAGGTAGACCATCTTGGGCTGATGAAGAGTCTGAACTGCCAGAGGGTGTAGAAGAAATTGGATACGAATTATATCCCAAGAATGGCGATCAAATGTGGGAAAGTTATAAGCTTTATTCAGAAGAACAGGGTTTTGAATATGACGACAACGTAATCCTACAGAGCATAGAAGAAACACATCATATTGCCTTTTCTCGCATTGATGACTTTTTGCCTGACAACACAGTCCGTTTGCCTGAGTTTGTTGTACCGGCTGGGTTCACTGCTACTCAAGCACTTGTGAATTATGCTCTTGAAGGATTAAAGGATAAAGGTTTGCACACTAATAAAGAGTATACAGATCGACTCAAGCTTGAGCTAAATGTTATTGATGACCGCGGGTTCTCAAAATATTTCCTAACTATGAAATCAATTGTTGATGTGGCGACCGATATGATGCTTACAGGACCCGGCCGTGGTTCTGCAGCAGGTTCGCTGGTGGCATATGCGTTAAACATCACACAGGTCGACCCTATCAAACATGGTCTTCTGTTCTCGCGTTTCTTGCGCTCTGATGCGACAGATTATCCTGATATTGATTATGATGTGTCAGATAGTATGGCGCTCAAAGAAAAGCTTGTCGAAATGTGGGGCGAAGATTGTGTGGCGCCAATCTCAAATTGGAATACTCTCCAACTTAAGTCGTTGATTAAAGATATTTCAAAGCTCTATAACATTCCGTTTACTGAAGCTAATACAGTAACTTCGATTATGATCCGAGAAGCCACACCAGAGGCAAAACGAAAGCATGGTATTAAGGCAGGAGTATATGCACCGACATGGGAAGAGGTTATGGAGTTCTCGCCAACTTTGACAGCCTACCTCAACAAGTATCCGCAAGTCAAGACACACGTTGAGGGTCTAGTAGGACAGGTTCGCTCCTGTTCTCGACACGCTGGTGGTGTGGTTATCGCAGAGGACTTGGACAAGAGTATGCCATTGATTAATTCAGGTGGTGTACGTCAAGCTCCGTGGGCCGAAGGGCAGAACGTTCGACACCTTGAGCCAATGGGATTCATTAAGTTTGATCTGCTTGGTCTCTCTACACTCAAGATGATGGAGGGTGCGATTGAACTTATCTTGAAGCGCCACTATAACATCGAACAGCCAACGTTTGCACAAATTAGAGATTACTACGAACAAAACTTGCATCCTGACGTGATTGATTTAGAAGATCAGCAGGTCTATGAAAACATCTTTCACAAGGGCAAGTGGGCTGGCATCTTCCAGTTCACAGAGAGTGGCGCACAAAACTTTTGCAAGCGCGCAAAGCCAAATAACATCATTGATGTCTCAGCTATCACTTCGATCTTTCGGCCCGGTCCACTATCGGCCGGTGTCGATACAGACTATGTTGAAGCCAAGGAAGCACCACACTATATTAAATATCTGTCTGACGAAGCACGCGAGATTACTGAAGAAACATTCGGGTTCCTGATTTTCCAAGAGCAGATTGCTTTGTTGGCTCACAAATTAGGCGGCTTGACACTGGACGAAGGTAACATGCTCCGTAAGGTTTTGACCAAGAAAGGCACCGGCAAAGGCTCAGTAAAAGCTGTCCTTCATGACAAGTTTATTGCCGGATGCGCTAGCAAGGGAATACCAACAGACGAAGCACAATCATTGTGGGATAAGTTTGAGTACTTCTCAGGATATGGTTTCAATAAATCACATGCTGTATCATATTCAATTATCTCTTATCAGTGTGCGTGGCTGTTTAACTACTACCCATCTGAGTGGATTGCTGCCTTCTTGGATAAAGAGCCTGAGTCAAGAAAAGAAAAGGCTATTAACACCGCCAAGTCTTTCGGTTACAACATCGCCCCTGTGGATTTAAATAAGTCAGGTCGTGTTTGGGAAATTGCCGCAGATAATAAGACTCTTATTCAACCGCTAACTTCAATCAAGGGCTTTGGAGACTCAGCGCTTGAACAGATTTTGGAGCACCGACCGTTTACTGATATCGAAAACTTGCTTTTTAGGGATGAGATAACATACTCCAAGTTAAACAAGAAAGCGCTTGATGCACTGTGTCGCGCTGGAGCGATGGACAATCTTGTGGATGACAGATTTACTGGTCGCAAACATTTCTGGTCTGCGGCGGTCGTTGATAGACCGAAGAACAAGAAGAAGTTTGCCGAGAATATTGAGGCATATGCTCCCGAAGGTGATTTTTCCGAAGAGGAAGTTATACATTTTAAGACAGAATTAACAGGTGTATTCCCAATGAATTTAGTTATTAGCGGTGATACAATCCAGAGACTAAAAGATAAATATATACCACCAATTTCTGAATTTGATCCTGAGTTGTGTGTGTGCTGGTTCATACCCCGAAAGATTATCCCCAAGAAAACTAAGAACGGTAAAGCTTATTGGATTGTTGAAGTTATTGATTCAAACAATGAAACCGAAAAGATCAGATGCTGGGGTATTAGACCAGAAAGAGATAAGATTTTTACTAATCGACCATATATGGCCAAGTTAAAGTATGACGAGCAGTGGGGTTTCTCAACTTATGCTGTTGGTAAGACATTTAAACTACTTGGGTAGGCTAATTATAGCACGGAGTTTATCACGTGCGCGCATCTAATTTATTAAAATGGAAAAGAACATTGAACGAGCTTAGATTTAAGCATAGCGAACTTGAATTTATCGAAGACATTAATGAATCACATGCGCAAGAGTTTCAAATGTATCTAGAAGACTATTGTAGAGCCAAAGATGTTGACTTGGAAGATTTAAACAAAAACCTATTGGCAGCGCAGGCACTAAAAATAAAGGAACACCAGCCTGAAAGTGAAAAAATTAGTTTACCCGACACTCGAATCGATGAAGATGGGGCACTCGTTGTACAACACAAAGCTGAAGGTGCAGAAAAAGAAGATGATGTAATAGATGAAGATGCTAAAGAATTGGCGGATGCATTTACAAAACTTTTCAAACAAATAGCCCTTTACTTGCATCCGGATCGACTACAAAATTTATCTGATGATGAAAAAACAGAAAGACTTGAATTATTTAAAGAAGCACAAGCAGCTTTAAAGAACGAAAAATATTATTTTCTTTTGGACCTCTCAGAAAGATTTGGTGTCAGGACACCTAAAAATTACAAACAACAGACAAGATGGATGAAAACTAAAATTAATGATCTTGACTCGCAGATTGAAAAAGAGAAAATAACCTATAACTATAAGTTTGCTGAATGCGAAACTGAAGAAGATAGAGAGCGCCTAATGAGAAATTTTATATATCAAGTTTTTAAGGTTCATGTTGAATAAATACTTGACACCCGCTTCATTCGTTGTTATAATATTAGAGTAAATCAGGAGGGCCACATGGCAACATCAAACAATCAGAAAAAGCAGTACGTTAAAGAGTACATTCGTTCACTCAAAGCCATCGAAGACTGCATCGAACCTTATCAAGAGCAGAAACGTGAATTACGTTCCGAGTTCCGCAATAATGGTTGGCTAAACACAGACGAAATTCGAGCAGCAGTAAAGGCTTACAGGCTGTTCAAGGGTAAAGTAAACATCGATGAAGTTGTTGAAAACTTTGATATTATTTCCGAGGGCTCGAATGAATAAACTAACTAAGAAAAACATGCAACTATGGACGCCGGGCGAAGTAGCTCGTTTTTACAGCTGCTCTGTGGGCACTGTTGCGCAATGGCGCAAGGAAGGCAAGATCCCGTGCATTCTGCTGACCACGGGAGATTTTCGTTATGAGATTGAAGCAGTCCGCGATGCAATGGAGGTAGGCCGCAATGAATAAAGCTACTCAGCAGTTAATGTTTAGCTCTAAAACTGATGAGTGGGCTACACCGCAAGAGTTTTTTGATAAACTTAACTGGCGCTTTGGACCTTTTGACTTGGACCCTTGCGCCAACCCACACAATACTAAGTGTGCTAATTTTTTTACTGAAGCCGAAGATGGGCTTAGTAAAAACTGGGAAGGCTTCACTACATTTGTCAATCCTCCTTATGGGCGCGGAATCGATAAGTGGATTAAGAAAGCCTTTGATGAATCCCGCAAGGAACAAACCCGTGTGGTGATGTTAATACCAGCTAGAACTGATACAAAATATTGGCATCAATATGTAATGCGTGCAGATGAGGTGTATTTTTTGAAAGGACGTTTAAAGTTTGGAGATTGCGATAATTCAGCACCATTTCCGTCAGCGGTTGTTGTCTTTGATGGCACGAATCAAAGACAAATATTTGGAGCGATGAACAGATGAATAGAAAACAACGACGCGCATTAAACAAACATATGGGAAAAGATGCGACCGAAAGCATGTCGCAAAAAATTTCTCAGTTTGGCAAGCTCCCCCAACAGTGTACTACTTGTGAAAAAGAGTTTGACAAGAAAGATAAAGATATGGTACAATCATGGTCGGTTGTTGTTAAGCAAGAAGTCGTTAGACTTTTTTGCCCTGACTGTATACAAAAAACAAAGGAGGCTATAGAATATGTCAGTAGAGAGAATAGATCGGAATAGCGTCAAGAAAATTCTTGATGGTTATGTTAAGGATAGACATTCAGTTGTTATAAAATTCTATGCATCATCTTGTGGTTATTGTCACAATTTGGCGCCATTTTTCAAGCAATTGTCGGAAACATATGATGATATAAATTTTTATGCATTTAATATGGAGGATGGTGATGGCTTTGAGCAAAAGTACAATTTTGAGGGAGTTCCTACGATTTGTCACGTAAGCACCAATGGTAAGCGAACAAAAGTAAATTTTGTGCCCGAGCCTGATGAACCAGATGGCGGCGACGATGGCACGTGGTACCACCCACAAGAGCTAGTAAAATTCATCGAACAACACAAATAGGAGGTACGATGGCATCATTAAAAAATCTTGAAGCAGCATTATTAACACTGCAAGCGCAAGCATTAAAGCATTACGGCGCTATTGAAATATTAATTAATAATCCTGTTGGCTTAGCCGAACATACTGACTACGCTGACGAGATTATTAAGCACGCTAAGGCACTTTCTGAGTGTGAAGAAGCTTACGGCTCTTTGCAAAAGCATTTTGTACCAAAGCCACCACCGGTCACACAAACTGAGCCAAGACCTGTACAAGAGGGCGCAGCTGTTATAACCCCTGAAAACTCTCCTACCATGAAGAGGACGCTGCAGCGCGTAGCTAAAAAAAAGAAGAAGGAACTAAAGAATGATTGATAATGAAGCATTAACGTACGACGACGTTTTACTGCAACCCCAATATTCTAATATTCGCTCAAGAAGAGAAATCAATATTGGCACCGCATTTAAGAAAGATGTTAATTTGTCTTTGCCAATTATATCTTCTCCAATGGATACCATCACTGGCGGCACTATGGCTGCGACTATGGCCAAGGCAGGTGGTGTTGGTATTATCCATCGCTATAACACTATTGAAAGTCAGGTTCTTGAAGTTATACGCGCATATGAGTTGTGTCCTGATGACAATATTATAATTGGTGCTGCAGTTGGAGTTACCGGTGATTATTTTGAGAGAGCAAAGGCGCTTATTAGTGCTGGTGTTGATGTGCTATGCATTGACGTGGCACATGGACACCATATACTTATGAAGGAGGCTTTGATTGACATTAGAGCACTTGCCCCGGCTTTGCACATCATGGCCGGCAACGTTGCAACTTTACAAGGAGTCAATGATTTAGCTGATTGGGGAGCTGATTCGGTCCGCTGTAATATTGGCGGTGGCTCTATTTGCTCAACTAGAATTCAAACAGGTCATGGAATCCCTGGGCTCCAAACTATTTTTGAATGTGCCAAAACCGATCGTGATGTTGCAATCATTGCCGATGGCGGCATTAGAAACTCTGGCGACGTTGTTAAAGCTTTAGCTGCCGGCGCAGATGCAGTTATGTGTGGTTCTCTTTTATCTGGTACATCTGAAACTCCCGGGAATGTATTTGAAGACCAAGACGGGTTTAAATATAAAACATACCGAGGTATGGCATCTAAAGAAGCCCAAATGAAGTGGCGCGGAACTTACTCATCTTTTGAGGGCGTTGCCAGTCAGGTTCCATTTCGAGGTGGTGTAGGTCCGTTGCTGGAAGACTTGGAAAGAGGACTACGTTCAGGATTTTCATATTCTGGCGCTAGAAATATGTCTGAGTTACGTTCCAAAGCTGTTTTTGTCAGACAGACCCCAGCCGGCTTCGGTGAAAGCAAAACTCACATTAATACTAGGAAGTGGTAGTGTCTAACGAATTCGATAATTATGGCAACGATGTGAAGCGAATAGTATTTAATGTGACGGATCACGAACACGCTAAACTTATAGTGCGCCTACGACACAATTCGTTAACTCAATCTGAGTTTTTTCGAGCAGTTATAAGCGGCGTTAATGATAATGACGAAAATATCTTAAACTTTATCAACACATGCGTTGCGGAAAAGCAATCATTAAATAAATCAAGATTGAAAAAAAACAATACATTAATATCTAAAGGTAAAAAGCTTTCGGAAAATTTTGGTTTTGAAGATGATGAGATCGAGGACATATTTGATTTAATAGCGCAAGAGCACCCTGACCTATGACAAAAGATGGATTAAATAAATGTGCTAGACAGTGCATTATCGATAAAAAACCATGCACAAACAACGCTTGCCGTCATTTTATTGACTATCCAAAGGAATATAACTGTGTTTTAGTAACTGTGTATGAGCATGGCAATTTAACTTTAAGAGAAGTAGCCGAGCGAATCGGTGTTTCATTTGCAAGGATTAAGCAGATTGAGAGTAAGGCTTTGGCTAAACTAAAAAAGAGTGACTTAGCACTTTGATTAATATTTTAGGTCATTTATACAAATTATTTACTATTTAAGTTTGAGTTTATTTTTTTAAGGAGATTTCACAATGGCTCGTAAACCACTATTAACCGAGGCTGAAATACGCAGCTTCATGAAGCTTGCCGATTTGGCCCCAATTGGTGATGTTAAGCTGCAAGAAATGGGCTATGGTTCTGAGGAAGAAGAAACAGTCGCAGAGGAAGAAGAGGAACTTGAATTAGATGTTCCCATGGGCGATGTTGAAGACGAGCCCGCACCGGCCATGGATGCTCCAGAAGCGCCTGTTGACGACATGGATATGGGCGACGATTTAGGCATGGACGATTTAGGCGATGCTGGTGATGATATGGGCGAGGGAGATACCGAAGAACAATTTATGGATCTTGTTCAGCAGTTAGCAGATCTAGTTGGCGTTGATGTTGCTATGGATGCTGATGCAGAAGAAGCAGCTGATGAATTAGAAATGGGTGATGATGTGGAATCCCTAGAAGGGGGTGATGACTTAGGTGATGAAGCCGCACTCGATATGGATGAGCCAGTAGACGATGAACTACCGCCAGATCCAGAAGATGAGGATGAGGTACCCGGCACAAGAATGTACGAGAGCCAAGAAGAAATCGTAAATGAAGTTGCCAGACGTGTCGCTGCCAGACTCCAAGCTGAAAATAGCAAGCAAAACCTTGCTGACGAATTAACTGAAAAAATCTTTAATAGATTGACTAACAAAGGTTGACAGTTATACACTTCGTTGTTATAATTTAATAACCATCAATGTATTGATGGTTATTTTTTGAGTGAATAATGAATCTTGAACATATTGCTTTAAACTTATTGGTATTCGTATTCGGATATTTTACATGTAGAACATTTTACTTTTTCAAGTCAGCAAGGCGTTCAATTGCGTTGTTAAAATTTTCACAAATTGTGGCACTGTCCATATTTCTCAAATGCATCGAAGAATATACTAGCGCCACTACCCACAAACTTATGGCATTGAACAAGTGTGGTATTTTGGAATCTGATCCAGTTTATAAAAAAATATCACTTGAATCAAATTTGCATATTGAAGATTTCAAGAAAAGAAGTGTTGCATCTATTGTTGCTTTGCATGCCGGCTTCTTTGAGCCCACGGTTGATTTTAGTGATTGGGCGACTGCCATGACATTTCTTAAAAATAACAGGAAAGTCATGGAAACATTTTTTAAAAATAGGGATTAACATGTTTAGAAACGTAAAAAAGAAAATTAATGCTGGCATTATTGATAGAATAAAAGAAGCTACCGGCTCAAAAAAAAGCACCGATGACAAGATTGTTTTGATTGACGCTGACGCATTTGGAGGAACATCAGAGCCTGACATGCGATCGATTGGCTTGTTCTCTGATGTTTCAGATGAAAAGGTAGCTGAAATTGTACAGGCTATTTTGTATTTAAACGAGTTGAATAAAAGCGAGAAGGATGAGAAAAAGAAAAAGCCTATTGATTTTTATATTTGCACGTACGGTGGATCTGCTGACGATATGTTCGCGTTATATGATATTATTAACATCATCAAGCCTGATACCGAGATACACACAATTGGCGTAGGCAAAGTTATGTCAGCCGGCGTATTACTGTTAGCTTCTGGTACGCAAGGTAAGCGTAAGATTGGAAAACACTGTCGCGTTATGATTCACAATGTCATTGGTGGTAACCACGGGTCTCTCCCAAATTTGACTAATGAGTTAGAAGCTATCCAAGCATTACAAGACGATTATGTCAATGCTTTGGTAGAGAACACAAAACTTACAAAAAAGAAGTTAACTAAAATGCTAAACGAAAAGGTTAACGTCTATTTATCAGCAGAAGAAGCAGTAGAATTAGGTATTGCTGATATAATTATCTGAGGTTTTGAACGTGGACATTAAACAAATACTAAAAGAAGAATACTCCAAAAAGGATGGACTCAAGCAGGCCATGAACTTAATGGAGATGATTGAAGAAGTTATATCTGTTGTTTCGCTGCTTAGCGAGGAAGAGGTGCCAAATGTGGTGCCCAAAGATGACACAGAAGCAATCGAAATGATTTTGAAGATGATCCCAAACATCGAGGTGTCTGAGATCGGCTGGTCTGATGTACGCACACCAGAAGCAGGTCAAGAGATTAAAGGTCCACAACGTAAACTATTAGAAGATTATCTGAGCAACATCGCTGGTGATGACTTTAAGGCTCGAATTGAGAATGTTTCAAGATTCTACGATGATGGTACAGGCATCGTGCAAGAGCGCGCTGGTGGTGATCGCACACAACGCATCGTACAGGCTATATCATACCTTGTGTTTTATAAAACATTAACAAAAGTCATAACAAACTTTAACGCATCCTCCGCTGGCTTTAGCTTTGAATCATTTTTGGCAGCACTTGTTAATGGTTACCAGATTCCTGCCAATACAGGCACAATTGCAGACTATATTGACCGTGCAAGCGGTGAGCAGATTCCTGTCAGTCTGAAGTTGTACAAAGAAGGTAACCTTGAGGTTGGTGGTAGCTATACCGATTTGGTTAATGATCTTACCATGACCGGAGAGCAAACAAAAAACTGGGCATCATCTTTTCCAAACGCAATGAGATATGTTGTATGCACAAAGCAGCTAACAGGCGATGACCTTGAACAAGAAGGTCAAATAAAATTCTACCAGTTTGATTTTACTCTCGATAATGTTGTGGACATACTTGCTAACTCAAAAGACTCGTCAAAGAAATGCATCATGATACCTCGTAGGGTGATGAACGCACTAAAAGGTGGTCAATTGTCTAACGTCGATCTTGATCTGCCCGACGCCGGCACGCTCCCATCCCCTCAAGAATTAGAAAAAGTATTCATTGATGCACTCCGAAAGATTATTGAAGATAACGGAATTCCAATTGATGAGGCAGGCTTTAAGGACTTAACTGACAAGCTGGATTGGTCTGAAAATGATGATCTGTTTCAGCCGGCCGACGCAAAACGTTTTGGCGGTGTTGAACAAGGAGTTGTCCGCGGTATTTCTGCGACAAATCCAAATGCTCGCAAAGAAATAGTAAACGCCATGTTCCCACAAATGCCATGGAGAGGCGGACGTCAAGCACTCATCACAGCTATTGGTGCAGCCAACAAGGTTGTCACAGATCAGCACACGGCGTCTAAGAAAGCTGATGAAAGAAATCGAGAGATCGTTCGTATGGTTCAGGCAGACGAATTTCTTAGTCCTGAAGAATCCATGAGAGAATATGGAATGCTTAAGAGCGCAGACCGTAAGAAGATTGCACTCAAGAATTCATGGGGCTACCTTACTACAGGTCACTTCTCGATGAACCAAACCCAAGCAACTAACACAGGTGCTCCCACAAATACAATTGAGATTGGTGTCATTAGAGTTGGTCGTGCTGAAGTTGCAAATGTTGTCAATAGTATTAGAGATATTCTTAATGAAGAAGTAACTGAGATTTTTAAGTCGTTAAAGATTCTTTCCGATAGCCTTAATTCATTCTTTGCAGGTGGTCTGCAAGATGACTCGCTCGCTGGGCAGTCAATCTCTAATGCAAACAATATTAGTTCTAAAGAAATTTTGCAAACAAAGGACAAATAGAGCTTGACATTATGCCATAATGTGACTATAATATACTATAACCAGAGGTACTAATGAGTCGAGAATACGACGACAATCAAACACTACAACAAAAGATTATGACGGGCGCTAACAAGTTGGCTGACAATGTTGCGTCCACGCTTGGACCCCGAGGCAGAAACGTATTACTACAAGAGAAAGGCAAGCCGCCGTTTATCACCAAAGATGGTGTGACTGTGGCTGCTTTTGTTTCATGCGAAGATCCTTTTGAAAATGCAGCCGCACAAATTATTAAGCAAGCAGCAGTTGAAACAAACAACAATGCCGGCGACGGCACCACTACTGCTACTGTTTTAGCCAGAGCTATACTTCGTGAGTCACAAAAGTATGTTGTATCTGGTGTGTCACCAATTGAATTAAAGAGAGGTATAGATGCTAGTATTAAGCAAGTATGTGATCACCTTGACAATATGTCGCGTCCGATCACTAGTGCAGAGGATATCGCTCACGTCGCTACGATTTCTGCCAATAACGATTCAAACATCGGAAATCTTATCACTATGGCTATTGATCGAGTCGGAGAGGATGGCTCTGTAACCATCGAGGAATCTCGTTCTGTTGAGACTGCTATTGATGTAACCGAAGGGTTTAGATTTAATGCAGGCTATTGTGCCACTGCATTCATCACAGATGAGCGCCGCGCAGTCATGGCATACGAAGAGCCCTTATTCTTGGTGACAGATCACAAGATCTCACAGGTAGAACCAATCTTACCAATATTAGAAATGGTTGCCAGAGAGGGACGTCCGCTAGTGATCGTCGCGGAAGATATCGAAGGTCAAGCATTGGCGGCTATGATTATGAACGCCGTGCGAGGCACTTTAAAAATTGCAGCTATCAAAGCGCCGTTGTATGGCGAAGAGCGACGTAATTTGCTTGATGATTTGGCTTTGTCTGTAGGTGCTGAGTTTATTAAAAGAGAAGATGGCTTGAAATTGGCCGAGGTAAAATTGTCAGATTTAGGTACAGCTAGGGCTATCGAAAGCACTAAAAATGCCACAACAATCATTGGTGGTAAATGTGATTTCAAATTGATTGACGGACGTATCGAATCATTGAAGAATCAAATTAAAGACACTGCTTCGCTGCCTGAGTGTGAAGTCTTACAAAGTAGAGTTGTTAGGCTGTCATCTGGTGTTGCAATCATCTCTGTCGGAGGCACTACTGAAGTCGAAATGATTGAAAGAAAACATCGTATTGAAGATGCCCTTGAAGCTGTGCGTTCAGCGCAAGATGATGGTATCATAGGCGGCGGCGGTACTGCACTGTTGCGAGCGTCCGAAGGTATTGAAATTGAAGCCACTCACAGCGATCAGTTGCATGGTGCTACTGTTGTTAGGGAAGCATGCAAAGAACCCTTCAGACAAATGGCCCTCAACGCTGGTGAATCGCCCGACATATTGATAAATCTTGTCAGCGAGTCCGATGCTGATACAGGTTGGGATTTTCGCAATAATAAGTTGACAAATATGTATGAAGGTGGTATAATTGATCCAGTGAAGGTTACCAAAACTGCACTACAAAATGCAGCAAGTTGTGCTAGCACACTTATCACAACTAATTTTGGAATTATTCAAACGGAGCTTGACAATGTTTAAAGGTCAGTTATGTTACATACCACAAGATGTTTATTTAGTCCAAGAAAACAATCGAAAATATCACAAGACCGATAAACCAATCAATGCTGTGGTTGTCGAATACAACAATTGGGACAAGTGGTGTAAAATATTATATAAGAATGAAATTTGGGATGTTAGATTAAATAACACATACCCATTGGAGGAAAATGTTAGTAAGATTAACGGAAGTGTGTAACACAGGGGCGGTTACAAATAATGCACAATATTCTTTGCGGGAAGTTTATATTAACCCCGAACATGTGGTGATGGTGCGCGAAGAACAGCGCCTCAAGCAAATAAACGAACAAAGTACAATAGTTGACGGACTCGATTCGTCACATAGATTTTCAAAACTGGTTATTGATAAGGGCAATACTGGAACAGAAATAGTTGTAGTGGGAGCACCTGATGCTATCGAGACAATTTTAAAGAAACAAAAACAAGTATTAAAAGGATAAACATGGAAAATAATAGAATTACATTACAGTATTCAGTGGAAGAGAGTCAGCTGAAATTTGAGGTTCACAGGCTTGTAACTAATGCTTTGAATCGGCTAAATTCAATTAGTTGCGAAGAGCCACCGCCGGCCTCTGTCTTAAGCATGTCTACTGCTGATGAGATTGAATCATTGCGTACTGAATTGGCAAAGATCGATATTCTTTTCGGTGATGCTTCGGCAATTATTCAAAACTATATTGATTACAAGCACCGCCGGCGCATGTCAGATGCCACAACACCTGATATTCCAACTAATGGGGCTATTCCCAATTTAGATTCACTTAATTTGGATGCCCTAAACGAAAAAATACAAAACTTCAAGGATAATTTAAACTCACATGAGAACGCCGATTAAAGATTTAAGATTTAAATCAAAAGCACTGCCGGTTCTAATGTCTATAATCCCTCCAGAAAGTAAAGTTGAAACCTTTTTATTCTTTTCTGGTGATATAGAGGTTAATTTAGCAGAAGCTAACAGACATGTCACATCTCACACAACAGAGCTGCCTGTCTATGATTTTTGGTTAACTTTGATGGATGATGCTGATATGCTTGTTGAACATATAAAACATCTCCATCCAATCCCCAGTCAAGATGTGGCTAATGTTTTTCAAAAAACCTTAAATAAACAAAAGAATCCATATACGAGAGCAGCGCTATTTTTTTTGCTTAATAGATGTTCAGAATTGGGCACCATATCTTCTGGTGATTACGACGAAGCACGCTACAATCCATTAGCACTATCATACATTAAAAGATTTAAACAACAAAACTTTGATATAACATGGGACAAAGAATTTATTGCCTCCTTGGAAAAAGAAATAGACGCCGATTTTATATTCATCCCAGCGGGCAAATTTACCTATTCTTTTATGCAAGATGGACTGAACACAGGCGACGACACCACCAGATTTGATCATGATGAGTTATCCAGAACATTGAGCAACATTAGGGTACCAACCTTGGTGTTATATTCGTACCATCCAGCGCTGCTAAACATTTATTCATTATTTAAGACTAAAATTTTGATTGATAAATACGGTAAGGTTACTGACGATAAATCAGCCGCAAAGGAGATTTTAATTGCCAATTTTTGAATTAGGAAAAACTTTCGCGCTATTCGCTGTAGCACAAACATGCGTATGGTTTCAGTGTTATTCGCATTATATTTGGTCATGGTGGGAAGG